GCTTCTTCGCTATTGCCCATCTGACCCATTTCCTCCATCATCTTTAAACCCATCTTAGCTTCCTGACGCATACGCATCAAGTTGCCCAGACCAATGTAACGTACAACATCAGCAGGAAATACAAATTCGCCTTCACTAAGCTGTGCGGGAATGTCATCTCGCACTTCTTCTTGTGTAGAGCCGGGTGGTACGTCATTACCAGATACAGGGTCTACTGTACCCCCTTCGTCCATAAGACCACCATCCTCAAACATGCTCATTTGTCTTTCCATTGGTACTACTCCACCTTCATTATAATCAAACAAACCAAAAAAACTACGTTTCTTTTTAGGTTCGGCTGGTGTTTCAATAACACGATTCATAAGTTCTGGGTCTACAGATTTAGTACCAAACAAGGTATCTACATCTACAGGCTTATCAAATCTTTTAAGTGCTTCTGCTTTATTTCTTTCTATTTGTTCATCTGTTAATGGTTCACCTGATGGTTCCTCACCTGTATCTTTTATTGGACCTTCTTGATCTATATTTTGTTCTTTTTCGGGTTTTACTTTAGGTAAAGTAATATCTGTATTTTTTTTTGTTGTTTTAGATTTTTTAGGAAAAGGACTTTTAGCAGAGTCTGCAGGAACTTGAATACCTAAACCATCAAGTTTATTTAGCACAGAAGCTGCATAGTTAATATTTTTTTGTTCTTTTGTATCTCCATGATATCTTTTTAATAAATCTTCTAAATTATCTGATCTGTTTATTTTTTCTTTTAGCACTAAATCCCACAATGTATCATAGTGTTTAGCATGATCTTCTGGTGAAATACTGCCTTCACCTAAAGGTCCAAAAATTATTTTATCGTTATCAGTTGTTGTTACAGGTTTTCCATCTTTATACATTCTCTCATAGTAGTCAAGATTTAATTTATTTCCACCTTGTTGTATAAAATCTAAAGCATATTGTTTAAATTTACCCTTAAATTTATCCGGGTTACTAGCCATAAGACGTTCGACAGTACTGCCAACTATTTGACCCGGACCAAAAGCAGATGAAGATGTACCTACTTTTTTCTTACTAACATTAGTAAAAATGTATGGACCACGATCTTCAAAACCTTGAAGTTCATGTGCTTGAATACCTTGTTTTAATATATTTAAAGGTACACCAAATACTAAGTTATTCTCTGCCAACTATTTCGTCCCTAAGTTGTTTTAGTCTACGCAATACTGCTATTGCTCCTTGCTGTCTATGCAAAGAAATAACGTCTATTGATTGTTCCATTACTTTATGATGTTGTTCAATTGCATCATCTAAGTAACTATTGAATGCCTCCCATTGGCGGTTGTTGCCCACCAACGGCTTGAGGTTGCTGAGTATCTGCTGTCTGTCCATTTGCGCTAAATCCTTGTTCACCCGGCATAGGAACTTGTCCTGTACCTATATTACCACCACCTGCTCCTGTTGGGTCCATTGGGTT